GCCTAGGAAGCCAGAAGTCTTCGAGCATTGCCATGTACTTTTTGTCATCACGGATCTCTCCTGTGTTTGCATCGTAAACAAGTTTGTTGCGATAACGCATCATTACATCACGTAAGTATTGCTCTGCCTTCATCTTGGGCAGATTACCAACATCGATATAAAAGATTCTACGTTCTGGAGCACGGGACAATCTGTAAATGACCAGTGAATCCTCAATCATTCTAAGTTGATTGAGTGATTTGATGGCTTTATGAAGATACGAAAGAGTTGACCCTTTGTTACGATCTACGAGTCCAGATGTACAGTATGTGACCGCATCTCTTGCGATTTTAATTCCTTGAGTTGCTCCAGTTTGTGCTGGATTACCTGTAGGATATGTGGTTTTTGGATTATAAATGAAGTATTCTTCGATTTCTGGGAAGTCATAATCCATGGGATTATTACTTTGTAGTCTGACTACACCACTTCCATCGTTCTTCTTTTTCTTTTGTTGTCTTACATAACGCATCTTCATGGCGTCAATGTAACGCAACTCTTGAATACCCTCTTCGGGTTTCTTTAAGTCGATGATTTTATGGTAATAAATGCGTCCATCAATATACCAATTCCTATAAATTTCATGAGCCTTCTTATCAAAATCTAATAAATCAAGAATATATTTGAACTCTTTACGTATTTTAGTTTTAATTCCGTCACTAGCATTGAGATTTGATAGTTCAATTTCTACTGGACTATCATTTGTATCAGAAACAATTGCTTCATTTACAATATCTTCAATGGCACTGTCTGCTTCTGGATGAAGAGACATCTCACGATATCTTTTGATAAGATCAAATTCGGTGCGATATACACCTTCAATGTCTACATAAGAACCAAAAAAACCACTACTCATATAGTGATCAGCCCCGTCCTCATTGTTAGGAGGAACGGGACTGACTGCACTTGGAGATAGTGGTTCGGTGTCCTCTATCGAGAACCCAAATAACTTGGTCATGATTATATGAATCTAAGTTTCCTTAGAGTATTTATCTAGTCAGAGATCAAGCGTTATTACCAGAAGGTCCGTCCTTAGACTCTGGATACCAGTAGTTGACTTGGAATTCTACAGTGAACTCTTCAATGGTATCTGTGGTGTCATAAGAAACATCAATTGCAGAAATATTTGTTGGGAAAATATCTGCAAATCTATAAACTGCGATAACATCGAGTCCTTCACCTCTAGAATTACCTTCTCCATTACCGATATTGGATTTTAATCTGCCAAGTTGCTTAACAACCGCAGATGCCATGTAACTATCGGGGGTGGTTCCACCAGATGCCTCTTGGTAGTTAGCAACAAACTGCATCCACTCTTCCATAGTTTCTCTGATGGAGAAATCAGTATCGTTAATAACAGTGATTGTCCATGTATCAAAAGTGCGATCTCCAGCAACTTTAAAAGTACGTCCTCTAAATGGAACGTCAATAGAAGCTACGTTTGATGCGGGCAACTGTGCTGCTTTACAAAGATACTTGAAAGTATCACCATCAAGAGCAGAAACTCCATCAGGTAGTTCACCGGGTGTGATCTCGACTTCAAATAAATTGGGGCGGGCACCGCCCCCAGAAAGTCTAGATTTAAAGTCGGTTAGTGAGTGTGCCATTTTTTAATCCTCCTTTTGTTATTTAGATAATATTATCAAACTCTGCCGACCACTTCTTCAAACGAAACACCAGTTCTGGTAGCAACGAATGTGAGAGTGACATAGTTGATGGACTTAGCAGGCTTCAGGAAGATGTCTGCTCTGAACTCATTATTATCAATAACGTCAGGAGTGTTATTTGTAGCATCGCAAACAACGAGGAATCCGAAGAGACCTCTCTTTGCTTGAATGTCACGAAGATAAGGTTCAACGATGTTTCTAAAGTTTGCTCTTGTCAACTCATCATTGAGTTCAAAGAGTTGAGCTTGTGCTGCTCTTTCGAGTGCTTGCTCGATAGTCAGGAACAAACGACGAACGTTAATTCTATCGAATGCGGAAGCATATCCAAGAGCAGTTTTGTCACCGAACAGAAGTGTTCCAATACCGGGTGTGGTGATGAAGGAGTTAATTCTGTTAGGATACAGTTTGTCTCTCTGTGCTTTAGTTGGGTTGTATGCAAGTTTCACTGCATTGTTAATAACACCACGTTGCTGTCCAGCAGGTGAGAACCAAGGATATGCAATGAGGTTAGTACGACACATCAAACCTGCAACATCTGGGTTACATGGCACATAACGGAACTCATTATTAAATCTATCGTATTGATACTTATAACCACTATCAAATACGCAGTAAGATGAAGATGCAAGTGGTGAGAAGTAGTTAATCAGATTATTGGTCTGAGTTGTTGTATTGGTTTCACCAACCAGGTCTGTTCTGTGGGGACCAACAACAGCCACACAATCCTTTCTCTCATTTGCAATTGCAATCAATTGATTTGCTTTTGCTTGAGATTCACTGACTGTAGCACAACCAGGACCCATGATCAGATAATCAACTTCAGTTTCATCTTTGTTATTGAAGAGATTGTATGAAGTGATCAGGTTGGAAAGTTCTGCCTTCATTCCACCAGTTGCAGAATAATCAACTCCACCACCGAGGGTGTAGTTTACATTACCAACAACTGAGAAGGTAACACCTTGTGCATTCAGACCCCAAAGACCATCTGCAGTTGTTACTGCACTGAAGTCAGTGGCAAATCCTGATGCTCTAGGAGAGGTGCTGTGGAAAGTATCTGCTGCAGAAGAAGGATTAAATCCTGCGTAGATGTTTGCAGAGTTGTCTGCGAGATAATCTTTATAGAAAATTCTCTCAGGAGCATTTACATTAGAAACTGCATCTGCTGCTTTAGACAGATTAAGGTGTGTCTCTATAATGTTTCCTTTGATTCCAGTGATACCACCGTCATCATCAACAACTGCTACGTGGATACCGTCATTCTTACCGTTTCTGTCGGTAACATATACGTTTGAGATGGGTCTTGGAGCAAGAGACTTCCAGAAAGTTGTTGCGTTGGTCAGTCCCAGAGTCTGTTGATCGTACCAGTCAACTGCAGTTGCTGGAGTATAGAAGGTGTCTGTCGTTGGAGTAACTAATCCACCTGAATTGTCAACAAAGTGAATTGCTCCACCAGTTCCGAATGCTGCAAAAGAGGTTCCCTCTTGATAAGTAATGGATGTTTCAGTTGATCCACCACCAACAGTTTCTACACGGGAAACAACTCTAATGTCAACTTCACTAGAACTACCAGTTGAATCTGTTCTAAGTCCAACAATAATTCCTTTCAGGAATCCATTGAAGGTAGAAGTTGTTCCTGATCCAGGAATTGTAACTCCATTTAAAGTTGCTGTGACACCGAATCCGATTGTTGCTCCAGCACCAATCAAACTATTTGTACTAAGACCGATGGTTTGATCTGCAAAATCGTCAATCGTGCAAACTTTCAGATTGTTACCCCAAGAACCAGGGTTCTTAGCACCATAAGTAAAGGTGTTATCTAACTTATGGTTTTGAGTGTAATCGTCGTAGTTATTGATTACCAGTGAAGTTGTAGAAGCAATACCAACACCAGCATTTGCATTGTTGTGATTTGCATCTCCGGTTCTGACTACTTTCAGAACTCCTCCATAAGAAAGGAAGTTTGAAGCACTCATCCAATACTCATATTGAGTATCGGTAGAAATTGGTTTACCGAACGTGCTGATCAGTTCTTGCTCTGTCGTGATGTCAGTGATTTCATCGACAGGTCCAATTTCAAAAGGTCCAGCAATTGCACCAATATTATCTAATACATTATCAGCTCTTCCTACTGTTAGGTCAACCTCCCTGACTAGTACGCCAGGAGATAATTGAGGAGTCGCCATGTTTCTCTCCGTAAGTCTCAGTTTATCTGAAAATATTTATTAAAAGCAGTGTTTTCACAGGGGAAACATGACGTGAACTACCAATCTGGATATTCCCACATATTACTAGACCTTTTACTCTTCATCATTCTCTTTATTGTGCAGTCCTTACATTCATATGAGTATGATGATGCAACTGCACCCCTATCTTTTCTAGTTCGATAGAACCCTTCAATTAAATTTTTTGTCTCACCACAAACTCTACACCTTCTGTCTTGTAAGAGAAGGTGTCCAAGTTTGATTTGTCCATCTAGATCCATTAAGAAAGATACTCCCACATAAAGGATCTATCTCCATATTCATCTGCTTTGAACCAAGTGTCACCTTCAGCATCAGTAAAGCTATCCCCACCAAGACCATCATCCATAAATCCAAATGGTGCCATGTCCTGTTCTATTTGATTCTTCTGTTCTTCATACAGTCTCTTACGAACATCTTGATCAGTCAACTCCTTAAAGTAGTCCATCTGGACTAACCAAGCATAGATAACCAGACACATTGCCAGGTCATCATTACAACCTTCTTCTGCCTCAAATGAGTTATGCTTTGAGATAAAGGTTGTCAACTCTGAGATAATCTCATAGTCAGTAAAAATAAGTTTATTTTCTTCGATTAATGTTTTTAAGTTGAGAGATCCAACCTTCTTAACAGTTTTGGACATTTTAACACCAAGTTGTGTTTTCTTACCTGAAAATCCTTGACCAACAATTTGACCTGCTCTACCTCTCATAGAACACATCAACAAATTCTGATACTCAAGATCATACTGAAGAATGGATGCCACTTGATCACCAATATCATTTACTTCACACAAGATATATGCACTATTATAATTTTTTGCTACTTCGTAAATTATATTAGGGAACAACATTGGTTTGATATCATTGTTCCTATACTTGGCAACCACTTTGTGTGGAAACTCAGTGATATCAACTACAACGAATGCAGAGTAATCCTCTCCAACTCCTCTTGCAACGTCAACCGTCATTATATAATCGTGCTTGTCTTTTGGTGGTTCATATACATCTAGTCCAGCATTTCTTTGAACTGGATTTTCATAAACCAATGTCCTGAGTTTACTGGGAGCAATTAGTGTATCAACAGATCCTAAGAACTCACATTCAAACTCAACTTTGAACTGTGCTTCTGATGTATTTTTAATTGTGGTTGCTTTCCACTTCTCATCACGACCTGGGACTTCTGACCAGTGAACATCAGTGGGAACATATTCATTGTTCTGTCTCTCAGCATCGTGCCACATACGGTAGAAGTGATTCATACCGTGTGGGGTAGATACAATGATTACCTTGGTGTTTTTACCAGAAGTAATAGTAGGATAAACAGATGCAAAGAACGAGTCAGCAACGTGATTCGGTACAAATGCGAACTCGTCGAGAAAGAGGATGTTAAACGACATACCTCGGACAGCACTTGCAGACGTAGAAGCTGCCAATATCTTACTGCCATTTTCTAATTCCAGAGATCCTTTGTTCCATGATATGATACCCTGTTGCATCCATCTAGGCAAATTTTCATATGCAGTCTGTAGCCTTCCAAGGAGTTCCCTGGCAGTTGCTGCTTTGTTAGCAAGAATACCAATGTTCACACTGTCGTTAAAAACAGCATAATGCAAAAGATAAGATACGACTGTAGTGGATTTACCAGTCTGTCGTGGCATCTTACAGATATTAAATCT